TCTATATCCACTGTTAAGACGCAAAGGCTTGCCTACTGCTTGAGCAAGTGCAATAAGTTTTTCTCTTGCTTCAGGTAGAACATTAGGATTTACGTGTGGCATCCATTCTAACCATTCACTAGGCTCAGCATTACCTGATGGTGGCGGTGTTCCAGCACCGTCGTTGCCTCGTGCTTGCGCTGGACTACCTGGTGCAGGTTGCGCTCCAAACTCTCCTGTTACGGGATTTACACCCCCAGGCATACCTCCACCGTAGGACTCTAATGCTTCTAATGTATCTGGATTTACTCCGTATGCAATTTCGTTTGCCCGATCTTCTAATATCATACGAGAAACTTCTGGTGTAACCATTACAAGATCTGGTAGGCCGAGTACTGCGGCTGCTCCGCCGCCCATAGTCGGTCCGCCGTTTGCAAAAACATTCGGAGATCCTGTTACTGCAATATCTCCATCTGTATCAAGATCGCCAATTCTGTGAACACTAGGCATTTTTCTCTCCGTTAAGCACTATAATCTTCGTCATATACATCTAATCCATCTGTATTGTTATAATCACTCCAGTCATACTGTGTAGATTTAAACTCGGATCCTTGAGAGCCGCCTACTTGTGTTGTTGTACTAGTAGATGCCCCACCTGTTTCAATTTCTTGTTGTATTGCTTCAATAAACTTACCAACAACCTGTCCTGTAATTGAATTAAGTATATCTCCAAACAATCCATCTGCTTCGCAAACTTGCGATGGCTGACGTTCTGCTGGCCAACGCTTTTTACTTGCGCCAAAATCAAGTACATCTGCACTCGGTGGTGATCCTGGTTTAGGTGTATTCGATCCTAAGTCATGATACCCAATAACGCCGCCGTCTGCAACATAAGGTTGCGGAACTGGAGCGGAACCTCTAAGTCCATCATCCGGTCCTGCGGTTGGTGCTGCTTCATAGTAGTATAGAGCATTTTCTCTAAATATACCTTTTGTTGGGTCGGCTCCTAGTGCGGCTACAATAGCATCTCTTTGTTCGCCTGCTTCGCCTTCTGCGCCTTCTTCGCCACCTGCAGGGGCACCGCCTGGTATTGCTGCTCCGGACTCTGTAACGGAAGAAACTCTTTGTGATGCTGCCCAAGCATTAGCAGCACCTTTTGGACCCATTGCTATCTGCATTAATGCTGTTTCCATTGGGTTCATAACTTTGTTGATTACTAAACCTGTGCTGCCTGATTCTCCGCGAGCTCTAATAAGTCTTATGTCGTCTCGGATACTTGTTAAGGCAACAATAATACGGTTTAATTCTGCTGTATAGTCGGTATGGTTAAAATCTGCCATTATACTAGTGTCCCCTGCATTAAATCTTTCATGTACTGAGGAGCATTTGCATAGTTAGTGCTGGTTCCAGTACTATCACCTCCGCCCCAAGTTCGAGATGCAAGTATTCCAGAAATTTGTCCTGCTTTTTGTCCGTTCCAAGCAATGTCTACATGTATCACATTGTCACTCATGTATCCATTTCCTTGTCCAATAGCCGTTGCTCCTCGGTCTCTGCACTCTCTCATAAAGGTCATCATAATTCCTAAATCGTTAGGATTACGAGATGAAAGTTGTCTTCCATTGAAGTCTGGAACAAACAAAGCAATGTCAGCACCATAACCTCTATCATGCCTGTTCGAACCTGTTCGATTTACTCCATTAACTCCACCTTCTGAAGTCGGAACTTGGCCGCCGCTAGTAATAAGTCCGTCAACTCCTGCCGCGGTACATGCTGCATCTAATATATCCATAAGTTCTTGCTGGATAGGCAAGTTGCGTTTGCCGCCTTGGTTTCCATAACGAACATTACCTGTTGCTTCGCCTTGTGCTTCTACAATGGCTGCTAGTTCTGCCTCTGATATTGGAACTTGTTGATTTGTACTCGGATTAGTTATTGTTGGCTGTCCGGCATAGCCAGGAGGTCGTGCCATTGCGGCGCCTCCGCCAACCGGTGGTGTTCCAGAGCCTGCGTTTTGTATAGCAGACATATTTAACGGAGTAGTATTTGCAAAGTTTGAAGGTGCACCAATTGCATTCTGCAAAGATGAAATCATATCAGTGACTTCGAGATTTAGAACACTCATTGCTTGATGCATAATATTATTAGGATTTGGTGCTATTGCATCTGCTTCTCTAAAATACAGTCCTGCACCTTCAGTATCTAAACGTGTTGTAATAACGTTTAGATCTGTAGCAATGTCTTCAAATAAATTTGCAATTTCGTCAAAACAAAAAAGGTAACCGTCGTCATAGTGTACATGAGTATCTGCTACGAGATCTTCTGCGGCACTTTCTTGTAACGATGTACTAGGTATTTCGTTAGGGGATGAATTTGCAGCCATCTAAACTCCTTTGTTAGATAGCAAGTCCTGTTGTGCTTTGAGTGTACTGACTTGCCATTTGTTTTTCAGTTTTCGCAATCATTAGGATTACACTCTTATTTAGTACCACATCAGTATCGACATTTAAGGTAAAGGCAAACGGGCCTAATCCAATTCCCTGTTGTGTTGCCATAATGCACATCGGTTTATGTACCTTAACTGTTGTGTCTGTTTCTTCAACAAGACGTGCAACAATTTCGTCGGTAAGTGTTTTGATGGTGACAGTATCACCGTTTTTGTATGGTGTTTCTACTAACATAAATTATACCTAACTAAGTGAATGTCCGGTTCCGTTATAAGCAGTATCTTCAAGATATTGGCCTAGTTTATCATAGCCTCCAATCTTGACTCCATTTACTACAATTTGTGGAAATGTACGTGCTTCGGGAAACTCTGCTAAAACATCTTCACGTTCAAAGTCGACGCCGAGTTGTTTGTATTCGTATGCTATTCCTTGAGAGTCTAGCATTCTTTTGGCTTGTTCACAGTGAGGACACTGTGGCTTTCCCCAAATATAAATCATAGTGAAAATCCTTTCAATGAATCTTTGCTAACATCTTGTTTGATGCCGCCGATAATATAGGATTCAACTTCTGTTTCTTGTGGTGCAACTTGCAAGCCCGAGCTTGAAAGCCAATGTTGTGTCCAAGGAAGTGGGTTAGTGTTAACTGGTTGATCAAAAATAGCATTGTAGCCTAGTGCTTTTAGTCTACGGTTAGCAATATATTCCACATACTGATGTAGAAGTTGTGCATTGAGTCCAATCATTGAACCATCTTTGAACAAGTATTCTGCCCATGCTTTTTCTTCAGCAACACAATCACGCCATAGATTGTAAACATCTTCTTCGCACTCTTTTGCAATCTTAGCCATTTCTGGATCGTCTTTGCCTTGAGCCCAAAGTTTAAGAACGTGTGTTGACAGCGCCAAATGCTGTGCTTCATCCCTAGCGATAAGTGAAATAATCTTAGCACTACCTTCCATTAGTTTTAGTTCACCAAAACCAAAGGTGCAAGCAAATGACACATAGAAACGCAACCCTTCAAGAATGTTTACAGTCATCATTGCAAGATACAATTTCTTTTTAACTTCTTTCATTGAACCTTCACCGCGATGGATAAACGCATCTGCTGCTTCGTTAAATGCATCGTAATGCTTTGTTACACTAACAGCACGTTCAATAATCTTTTCATCATCAAGAATAGTATCAAAGACTTCACTTGGATCTGGATACACATTTTTCATAATATGTGTATACGAACGTGAGTGGATAGTTTCGAAGAAATCCCAAGTAACAATACAACCTTCAAGTTCTGGCAAAGAGCAATGTGGTAAGAAAGCCAAACAAGGTCCACGACCTTGTACACTATCTAGTAGTGTTTGGTATTTTAGGTTAGCAGTAAAAATATGTTTCTGTTCAGGACGGAAGTTAGCATAGTCTGCTCTATCCTTTTGTAAACTCACTTCTTCTGGACGCCAGAAATATCCTAACATTGTTTGATTGAGTTTATCAAACACAGGAAACTTGAACGTGTCATAACGTTGTGTGTTTTGGTCTGCACCAAAAAACATATTCTGCTTTGTAAAATCGACTTTTTCTCGATTGAATACTGTCTTTGCCATGTTAAATCCTACATTGTTCTTACTGTTAAGTATATATGACTTGTGCTATCTTGTCAAGAATTAAATTGCACAAGCCTCGCACATTTCGTCGTCTTCTGAACTAACAGTTGACACTGGAATAGATGCTTCTATCTTTTCTTCTTCAATTTCACTTGGATCAGTTTTATAATCGTAAGTGTTTTGATAGTAAGAAGTTTTCCATCCGTACTTATATGTATTCAATAAGTCCTGTAGCATCACAGACATTGGAACTTCGTTGTCTTGATACTGTGTAGGGTTATAAGACCAGTTACCGCTAATGGATTGATCAAAGAACTTTTGCATTACTGCGACAATATTGATGTAACCTTCGTTGCTAGGCATGTCCCACAACAAGGTGTAGTGCGACTTAAGGCTTTGATATTGTGGAACAATCTGTTTAAGGGGTCCTTTTTTGCTCTTTTTAACGGACAAGTATCCTCTAGGTGGTTCGATTCCGTTTGTTGCGTTCGACACAACGGAACTGCTCTCCGATGGCATTTGTGCGGACAGAGTTGAGTGCCTGAGTCCGTGTTCCTTAATGCTGTTTCGAAGACTAGTCCAATCATAGTTTAAATTATTTGCTACAATATTATCAACATCTTTCTTATACGTGTCGATAGGCAAAATTCCATCACTGTATTTAGTGCGATCAAATGC